CTGTCTATGGTGAACCTGAAGAGCAAGAGCAAGGTGTGTATACTGAAGATACAAGTGTGATACCTGACTCACCAGAGACACCACCTACTGACCAACCAGAAGGAGAAATCCCCTGCCCTGGACCTACTGCTCCAAGGATAGGGGATGTTGCTCAGAATAAAGAAGAGAAGGTGTCAGGGTTTGAAATGCAACAAGACCCTACCAATCCTCAACGAGAAATATGTGTTACTTTATATGAACCTATTGGTACACTAGAAGCTTTACTCCCAGACGTTTCAACTGTCACTACTACTGCGACGATTGCGGTTGTGGCAACGTCATCGGCCCTCCTAGCAAAGCCGCTTGCTGATCTTTTGATGCGGGTGGTGAAACCTCTTGTGAAGAAGGTGATGACCAAGGCCAACGCCATCCTTGGGAAGACTTCTTACCGTCCGACTCGACAGGAGGTGTTGACTGATCAGTATCGGGTGAAGAAGGGACTACTTCCGACGAAGAAGGGGCAGAAGAAGAAGCCTCTGAAGAAGGCTGGGAAGAAGAAGTTTCTTCTATTCTAGGTTTATTTTGATTTAAGTTGTGTGTATGTGGTACAAGTTTACCACCAGGGTTTGTTACTACTACATCAGCACAAACAGAATGATAAGGACTAGCAGGGTGGAAAAATATACCCTGCTTTTTTAATTCTCCACAGTTTTTGAGACGAGCTATCTCGAAGTCTAATCTTTTGTTAGATATTAACTGAGTTTGCATAGCAATCTGTGCTTGTGCAGCCTCGTGACACTGACGTACTAACTTACGGTTCAGTGGGATTGATAGAGTCGCAGAGAGACCAGCATTGAATGACTGGTTAGCAGACATGTCAGTCCTAACTGGTTTCATCCATGTAGGTTCAAGACTACCACCGCTTACTGCATCAGGCACACCATCAGGACCGTCAACATCTATTTCTATTTGTATGTCTTCCCCATCAGGGAACCATCTACTACCATCTGCCTTAGTCCTTGTGTCGTACCATGACTCCCAAGGATAATTCTTTACAGTGACAGTCTGTTTAGATGTCTTACCTGAGACATCAGTCACATTATATTGTGGTTCATTATAAAAATCGACCCAAGGATCCTTCCGAGAGTCGGCAAATTGTATGTAGGGAGTGAGGTTAAAGGTACTACCCTGACACTGCACACCACCACCATAGGTGTTGGTTATGTATGGACCTTGTAAAACTTGTATTGCCTGGTTCGTGACTGAGCCAGAACTATTAGCGATAGGGTTCGCTGTTGCACTAACACCACCCACACCTTCGGCTAGTACCTTAAGAGGCATTAAACCATTAAGTATGAGACCTGCTGCAACTACTGGGTAAACGTACTTGTTGTGTCTGTTACGCTTGTTACCGAGGTTACTCTTTGAATGATCGTCTGGTTGGTTAGCCCAGGTCCAGAATATGTTTGGGTGAATTGAAACGCCTCTCCTGGAGTCGTTATCGTGAAGTTGTTTTGGTTTGCGAAATCTAAATTGTCGAACGAGCTCGTTACCGCACCCGTTACTACTGCTTCTCCTGATCCCACACTTGGACTCACGGTTACTGTTGATGTTGTCACTGGTGGGTTGAGTGCTTCTCCATTGTTGGATACGCCTACCCCTGTCACTGAATATTCCCATCCTGTTCTATAATCAATTGAGTTTATTGTTTCCGTAATCGTTGATTCCGTTTCGGTATGGCTCGTCATCGAACCCTGTTGGAAGTTTGGGACCACAGGGACCGCCAGGACAGGTACAGCACTTACAAGTGCAGTACCCGCAGCGATCACATATGGGACAATCTTCTTCATTATGTATCATTCCTAGCGGATGGTCAGTTCGGTAACGAATTGTGCCGTAGCCGATGTACCAGCTCCACCAGCTGTTACCGCCATCGCCCCTGCCGTAGACAAGGTTCCAGCGAGTCCTGTTTTATCTCCAGCGGCGTATGATGTCTGATTAGAGTATGCTAATACATCACCTGTATCAGGTGGAGTAGTTACTATTGCATCACCAGTAGTTATAGACTGTGAAAATGAGTATGAGTTGCCTTGAGTTGTTTGTGTAACATCAGGCACTGCAAACGTTGCTACACCAGCATTAGATACAGCTGATATACCACCTAGATTGCTAGCGGCACTGCCACCAGACGGTGTAATAGTAGTTGTTACACCACTACCTGTTGTACTATAAGTATTTCCTGCTCTGTGTACGCTTGTTATACCAGCATCAGTCTGTAATTGTACTGAGCTTGTTAAACGGTGTGTCATATCTGCACGAGCAGCATTACCTGTCATCAAAATCATTCCAAAAAGCAATAATGCTTTTTTCATATCATTTCCTAAGTAGAAGTACTTCTATTTAGTAATTTATATTACTAAACAGGTGTACTACTTCGGGTACCCCCACATGTAGTTTTCCACAGTGTGCTATAAATATATGTGGTTGCCTTCGGGGACCACAAAACACAAACTCGCTTAACAAGGAGCTACAAATGAACAATCATTTAGCAAAGTACCATGCTAACGACATGGAATCTGTTATGGAGGCCATCCATCGTAACAGTATAGGACTCGACGAATTCTTTTTTGGACCTGGGTTTCGGACTACGAGAACTCAGACCAACTATCCTCCCTATAATATTGTCAAGAAATCGGAGACAGAGTGGAGGATAGAAATTGCACTTGCTGGTTTCAGTAAGGACGAGATAGAGGTCTCCACAGAGACAAACGTCCTAGAAGTCAGGTCTAAGTCCGTGAAGGAGGCACCTGATGATGAGTTTATACATCGGGGAGTTGCTGCAAGATCCTTTACGAGAGGTTTCAACCTCTCTGATGACGTGGAAGTCACAGAGACTACCTTCTGTAATGGATTGCTGACAGTACTTCTTAAGAAGGTGGTACCAGAACACCAACAACGCAAGGTGTATGATATAGTATAGATATTATATCTGCCTTACTTTGATGGCTGAGAAGACACCCTTTCGTAAATACTACGAAGAGTTCTGTGAAGTCTTTGGACATCCTCTGTTTATGTTACCGATGATGATGGTCGGTTTCTTTCTTATGGTAGAAGTCATGCATGTGAATTATCATGCTGATGGAAACAAGGATGCACATGGTTTCTGTGGTCGCCAACAGTGGGTAAAAGACCTGATGGAGGACGACTATTGAAAACGTTTATACAGACTTTGTGGATAGCATTGATTGCAGCTGCAGTACTATTCCTGCCTACAATGGCATACGCAGCAGATATTACTATGGGGTCTGGAGGCAATCTAGTCTTCGAACCTAATGAAATAACAATCTCTGCTGGAGAGACAGTCACCTTTACTAATGGTGACCTACCACCACATAACATGCAGGTGGAAGACCATCCAGAGTTATCACATTCAGACCTAGCGTTTGCAGCAGGTGACAGTTTTGATGTCACATTCCCTGATGCAGGTGACTATAATATTCAGTGTGACCCTCATGCTGGAGCAGGTATGAAAGGAATAATCCATGTAAACTAAATCGATATATAGTTTACAACCGAAGAGACCCACGAGGTCTCTTTTTGTTTGGAGTTTAATATGAACATGTATGTTAATCTGTGTACTGGATACACAGAGAGAAACGATACCCTCACTCTGGATTTACCACCAGAGTATGTGGATGAGCTCATGCAAATGGTACACACCATAGCCGATGAGAGAAATGTCACAGCCCGAAAAGCATTTGTTGACATGGTACGCTATACTTATTACAACCTCTTAGAAGGAGAAGGATATGACCATAAAAATCGCAAGAATGCAAAACGGGGAAGACGTAGTAGCTAACGTTAAAGAGGTTCGTGCTAACGAGACTGATACCCAAGCACTTGCATATGAGTTTGAGAATCCCTTTACCGTTACCTTGTTACAGTCAGCTACAGAAATGTTTGACGCACAACCAGGTGATGAGTATATGGATGATACTCCACCTGACCCTATGGATTCTCTCAGTGACCTGAGATTACAATTCTTTCCGTGGTCGCCTTTATCCAAAGGCCGAAACATAGTGACCCTCTATTCAGTGGTTGCAATGTCTGACCCACATACTAATGTGATGGAAGGATACCACAATGCCCTTGAAAAATTCAAACAACTAAGACAAGACGATGCTCAAATTGATAATACTCAAGTCCCACCCAGAGATGTATATTTTGGGGAAGGTGACGGAGATGGACGACGAACCGAGCCTAATGATTGATGATGTGTACGTCATCAAAGGTGGTAATGGCAGTGGTATTAAGATAGATCTCATTGAATACCCTAAGCATGTGTCAACTCGATTTCTTTTCTTGACATCGACTGACGTTTTGACTATACTGGACCCAGCACCTGCTGTCCAAGAAGCATACAACGAGAAGATTGCCGCCAAATGAGTCATTTCTACACCAGTCTTTGCCTATTAGGGGACAATATCCTCTATCGTGGGTACGAAGGTGGTGCGCCAGTGCAGTATCGAGAGAAGTCTCAACCAGTATTGTATCTGGTACCTGAGGCACAGTCTAAACCATCCAAGTATAAAACCCTGGATGGTAGGAATGCATTCCCTAAGCATTGTGATGGTGCTAGAGAGGCACGTGACCTGCTTAAACAGTATGAAAATGCTGCTGGTTTAGAGGTGCATGGGTATGAAAGATTCGTGTATCAGCATATCGCTCAGAAGTTTCCTGAGGATATGGATTATGACATGTCCAAGATGAAAATCTTTACGATTGACATTGAGGTAGCATGTGAGAATGGATTCCCTGATGTAGAAGCATGCCAAGAGGAGATGCTTTGTATTACTATCAAGGACTTCAATACCAAGGAGATTATTACTTGGGGTACAAGAGAAGCAACTTCAGAGCATGAGTATCGTGTCTTCTGGAAGGAGCATGAGATGCTTGAGAACTTTATTGCATGGTGGGTGGAGAATACTCCTGATATTATTACAGGATGGAATTGTAACCTGTATGACATACCATATATCTGTCGTAGAGTCCAGAAGATACTAGGTGAGAAGTGGATGAAGTCCCTATCACCATGGAAGATTGTAAGAGATAGAGAGATTGTTATACGTGGTCGTAAGAATCTTGCATACAACCTAGTCGGGGTTAACATCCTTGACTATCTTGACTTGTACCAGAAGTTTACTTACACCAAGCAGGAGTCATACAGACTTGATTACATTGCTCACATTGAGTTGGGTGATGCTAAGTTAGACCACTCTGAGTATGAAAACTTTAAAGATTTCTACACATCAGACTGGCAAAAGTTTGTGGAGTATAACATTCATGACGTACATCTTGTTGACCAACTAGAAGACAAGATGAAACTCGTGGAGTTGTGTGTCGCTATGGCATACGATGCTAAGGTTAACTTCGAGGATGTATATTCTCAGGTTAAGGTATGGGATACACTCATATACAATGACCTATCCAAGAGGAACGTTGTTGTTCCACCACGTATTACTACTAGAAAGGATGACAAGTATGCAGGAGCCTACGTTAAAGAGCCAGTACCTGGCATATATGATTGGGTGGTTAGTTTTGACCTCAACAGTCTCTACCCTCATCTTATTATGCAATACAACATCTCGCCAGAAACCCTGGTTGAAAGAAGACATCCAACCGCCAGTGTTGATGGATTGTTATCACAATCCACAGTCATCGATGGGGACTATGCAGTGTGCCCCAATGGAGCACAATATAGGAAAGACATACACGGATTCCTTCCTCAAATGATGCAACGCATCTATGATGAGAGGACAATATATAAAAAGAAGATGCTTAAAGCAAAGCAAGAATACGAACAGGAACCCAATGACCAACTCAGAAAAGACATTGCTAAGTTTAATAATGTCCAGATGGCCCGAAAGATCCAACTTAACTCTGCCTATGGTGCAATCGGTAACCAATACTTCAGGTATTACAATCTTGCGAACGCTGAAGCAATTACCCTTGGTGGACAAGTCGCCATCAGATGGATCGAAAACAAAGTAAACACTTATATTAATAAAGTATTAAAAACTGAGGAGAAAGATTATGTTATTGCTAGCGATACTGATAGTATTTACCTGCATATGGGTCCTCTGGTTGAAGCTGTATTCCCCAGTGGAGAGAAGGACGATAAGAGTACACTTAGGTTCCTTGAAAAGGTGTGTGATGTGGAACTTGATCGCTATATCGAGGGTGCTTATGAAGAAATGGCAACCTATGTAAATGCATACGAGCAGAAGATGGTCATGAAGCGAGAGAACATCGCTAACAAGGGTATCTGGACAGCGAAGAAGAGATATATTCTTAACGTATGGGACAGTGAGGGTGTCAGATATAAGCAACCGAAGTTAAAGATGATGGGTATTGAAGCAGTGAAGTCTTCTACACCAGCACCATGTCGTGTTGCTATTAAGGAAGCACTCAACGTCATCATGACTGGTAGTGAGTCTGATACACAGGATTACATTAAAAACTTCCGAGAGAAGTTTGAGAAGATGCCACCAGAGGATGTAGCATTCCCACGTGGTTGTAATAATATAGCAAAGAATACATCTTCAGTTACCATCTATGGTAAGGGATGTCCCATGCACGTGCGTGGTGCATTGATGTATAACTATCACATTAAGAAGAAGAAACTACATCATAAGTATCCTATCATCCAGGAGGGTGAGAAGATAAAGTTTCTTCACCTGAGGACACCTAATAGAATCAATGAGAATATAATCTCATTCTTTCAGACTCTTCCTACTGAGTTTGGTCTTGACAATTCTATAGACTATGACTTACAATTTGAGAAGAGTTTCCTCGCACCCCTGAAAGCCATCTTGGATACAATAGGTTGGAAGGCAGAGAAACAAAACACATTAGAGGCACTTTGGTCATGAGTTTTTTGAATGATATAGTAAAGGAGATAGACAATGAATACGCTGGTGTCGTTGCTGATGGTGTTGCTGCTGGTGACACAAGTGGTTTTATCGACACGGGTTCTCTCATCTTTAACGGACTTGTCAGTGGAAGTATCCTCGGAGGGGTTCCAGGTAACAAAATCACTGCTATTGCAGGTGAGTCATCAACAGGTAAGACTTTTTTCTGTCTTGGTTTGGTACAGTCTTTCCTCGAATCTGATCCTGATGCTGGCGTTATTTATTTTGAGTCTGAAAGTGCGATAAGCAGAGGACTTATCGAGGACAGAGGAATAGATTCAAGTCGTATGGTTTTGGTACCAGTCAATACAGTACAGGAATTCAGGACACAGAGTATTAAGATTCTTGACAAATACCTGGAGCAGAAGGAGCAGAAACCTATGATGATGGTTCTGGACTCGCTTGGCATGCTCTCCACCTCTAAGGAGATGGAAGACAGTGAAGCAGGTAAAGAAACCCGTGACATGACACGTGCTCAGGTAGTTAAATCTATCTTCCGTGTGCTTACCCTCAAACTAGGTAAGGCAAATGTACCCCTGATTGTTACTAACCATACATATGATGTGGTGGGTGCTTATGTGCCGACCAAGGAGATGGGAGGTGGTAGCGGTCTCAAGTATGCTGCTTCTAGTATCATCTATCTTAGCAAGTCTAAGGAGAAGGATGGTAAGGAAGTCGTGGGTAACATAATCAAAGCAAAGCTTGTTAAGTCAAGGTCTGCAAAAGAAAATTCCCAAGTCAGAGTGAGATTATTTTATGACGAACGAGGTCTTGACAAGTACTACGGACTATTGGAACTGGGTGAGAAGCACGGAGTCTTTGAGCGTAAGGGCAACCGTGTTGTTATTGGTGGCAGCAGTGTATATCCTTCACAGGTTTATGCTGAGCCCGATAAATACTTCTCGTCCGAAATCCTACAAGCCCTAGATGAATGCGCCAAGAAGGAGTTCTCTTATGGAACTTAAGGATTATATAAGGGTCTATGATGATGTCCTAGATCAGAATCTATGTCGTAATGCTGTAGATTTCTTTGAGCATGACACAGGTGTCGTCACCCGTCAAGAGATGAAGGATCTCTGCAAGTTCTCAATGATTAATATCACTGAGCAGTCAGAGAAAGAGAATAAGAAAGACTGGACCGTAATACATACACAGGTACTATATGCTGTGAAGGGTTGCGGTGAGAGATACATGAAGGAGTTAGATTGTGAGGTCTTTTGGCCTAAGATGAACTCCCTTGAGCAAGTTAAGATGATTAAGTATGGCAGAGGAGATTACTTCCAACGTCATATAGATGTCGGTGATTACCAATCAGCAAGGAGATTCCTCAGTTACTTCATGTTCCTGAGTGATGTCGTTGAAGGTGGTGAGTTACAGTTTCCACTTCTTGACTTCACTATTCCTGCCAAACGTGGTAGGGTAGTATTGTGTCCGTCCTCGTGGCAGTATCCACATATGTTTACTCAACCGAGCAACGACAACTATATGATAACCACGTATCTACATTATCAATGAGTCTGCAAATAGAAGAGGTTGCCCTCAGTAAACTCATACTAGATGAGAGTTACTGTAGAAAGGTAATGCCTTTCATTAAGAAGGAATACTTTGATGCACATAGGAACACAGTTCTCTTTGAGACACTGGTTGAATATGTAAACAGTTTCGATACCACCCCTGAGCCGACTGCTCTGAAGATAGAGGTTGAGAAACGAAGAGACATCACTGATGACATCTTTAAAGAGATCGAGTCCTTCCTGGATAACCTAGACAGAGACCAGTATAATGATGACTGGTTGGTAGACACGACAGAGAAATGGTGTAAAGAGAGAGCAATATACCTTGCGTTAATGGAGTCCGTTCAGATTGCTGATGGACAAGATAAGACACGTACAAAGGATGCCATCCCGTCTATCATGTCGGAAGCCCTAGGTGTGTGTTTCGATGATCACGTTGGACACGATTACATAAAGGATGCAAATGAAAGATATGACTTCTACCACAAGAAGGAAGAAAAGGTACCGTTTGATCTCGAGCATTTTAACAAGATTACCAAAGGTGGTTTACCTAATAAGACTCTTAATATCGCACTTGCTGGTACGGGTGTCGGGAAGTCTTTATTCATGTGCCACGTTGCTAGCTCCATGTTGCTCCAAGGACGGAACGTATTATATATTACAATGGAAATGGCAGAGGAGAAAATTGCTGAACGAATTGATGCCAACCTCTTGGACATCCCCATCCAACAGCTCAACAGCCCCCTCCTCACAAAAGAAAAGTACACCTCCAAGTTGCTTCAATTAACCCAGAAGACACAGGGTAAACTTGTTATCAAAGAGTATCCCACGGCATCTGCACACGTGGGTCACTTCAAGGCACTCTTAAATGAGTTAGGACTCAAGAAAGGATTCAGTCCTGACATTATATTCATAGACTATCTAAACATTTGTGCCTCTGCTAGGTACAAAGGCACTATTGTAAATTCTTATACTTATGTTAAAGCGATTGCTGAAGAACTCCGTGGTCTTGCGGTTGAATCGAATGTCCCTATTGTATCTGCGACCCAGACTACTAGGAGTGGGTATGGTAATTCTGATGTTGACCTCACCGATACATCCGAATCCTTTGGGCTTCCTGCTACTGCTGACCTTATGTTTGCTCTTATTAGTTCAGATGAACTGGAGTCACTCAATCAGATAATGATTAAGCAGTTGAAGAATAGATACAATGACCCTACAGTTTATAAGAAATTTGTAGTGGGTATTGACAGAGCGAAGATGAGGCTGTATGATTGTGAGCAGTCAGCTCAAGATGATATCATCGATGCTGGTGACATTCAACCAGTTACTGAAACTAAAAACAAATTCGAGGGACTTAAAGTATAATGGCTCAACAATTCACCAATGAACCACAAGGCAATGACGTGGAAGCAGCAGCAGAGAAGATTAACTCTGAGGCACGTGACCAAGTAGACCAGACACAGGAAGATGTCAAGCGGTTGGCAAACGAACAACCTCAAAAGATTGAGGAGTTTGTCAACGATGAAAGGATGGGTAGTGCACCTAGAGCCAAAGGTATTGCTGACAAAAAGATTAATGAGAGGGACGAAACCAAGAAGGATAAGAAGCAGAAGAAGTTTGAGGTTGACCTTGACAACTACATGGAATTTGTAGACAGAGTTTCATCTAATGCCACTAAGGACTACGGTGCTTTGATGGCACGGTATGAAGAGTTGAAGGCAGCAGGTTGTAAGATTCAGAGACTTGATACTGCTGCATCTGGTATGGCATCAGAGGGTGGTGAGTTTATGGAGATTGTTAAGAAGTTAAAATTCCAAGGTAAACCATACGACCAAGCAACCAAGGAGCATCTTGAGAAGGAGTTGGGTGATGTCATGTGGTATGTTGCACAAGCAGCACTAGCACTAGGTCTAAGACTTGATGAGGTAATCTATACTAACACTCTTAAGTTGGCAGCACGATATCCAGGTGAGATGTTTAACGTAGACTACTCAGAGAATAGAGCACCAGGGGATATCTAATGAGAAAGATAGACCCAAGTGACTACATGCAGAAAGGATGGGATAGTTCACCTCCAGGTGCTCATCCTTATGTGCGTGGATCTCGTCATAATAAGATTGGGATGTGGGTAATGTGGACCTATTACGTCCTATTTGTCTTTATGGTTGTCAGATTAGTTTGGATTTTAAACTCATGACTGTACTCATCACACTATTTCCATTCCTATTTGTTATACTATTAGTAACAGGTATGCAAATGTTATGGCCTATTAAATACAGAGGACAATGATTGATAAAGACCCTGATGGTGGTTTCTTTGATGACCCACCACATGATGACACACATCCTGACCCATTACATACACCACCTTATACCAATGGTAGCCTCTCTGTAGTAGTACCAATGGATGACTTTGAGGTATTCCTGAGACAGATGTGGAAGTCTCGTAGCACTGAGCCTAAGGTAGGTGAATTGTATAAGAAGTATAGAGAACTAACTACATTTGAAGAATGAATTACAAAGATGCAGGTGTTGATATAGATGCTGGTAACAAATTTGTCCAGGATTTAAAGAAGAAGGTGCCTTACCTAGAGGATGGATTCGGTGGTAAGATGAAGATACCGTCTGGATATGATAGTCCTATCTTAGTATCAGGAGCAGATGGAGTAGGCACTAAGTTACGCATCGCAGAACTTACAAGGAGTTATAAGACAATAGGTATAGACCTAGTTGCTATGTGTGTCAATGACATCATTACGTGTGGTGCTTTACCATTATATTTCCTAGATTATATTTCATGTCAGAAGATTGTCCCTGAGGTATTGAGTGACATCATGGATGGTGTCATTGTAGGGTGTGAGCAAGCAGGTTGTAGACTCCTAGGTGGAGAGACAGCAGAGCATCCAAAGTCAAAGGACATGGACCTTGCTGGATTTGCAACAGGTATAGTAGAAGAGAAGGATATCATTGATGGTAGGAATGTTAAGAAGGGTGATAAGATTATTGGTCTAGCTAGCAGTGGTGTCCATAGTAATGGCATCAGTTTAATTAACCATCTCCTATGGCATCAGAAGTTATTCCTTAAGTATAGAGACAAGGGTGATGAGCATCTAGGTATAGGTGAAGAGATAATGAAACCCACTGAGATATATGCTCCGCTAGTAGAGAAGTTGGTATCTAACTTACCAGTTGCAGCAATGGCACACATCACAGGTGGTGGACTGGTTGAGAATGTCCCACGTAGTTTACCTAAGCATCTACATGCACACATTGATTACAACTCATGGACTCTACCGAAAATCTTTAGTACCATTCAGTCTGCTGGCGAGATTCCAGAGGAAGAAATGAAGAGAGTATTCAATCTAGGTATAGGTTATACAGTAGTGGTACCAGAAGAAGTAGTAGAGGATGCCATGTATATCATTAAAGGATACGACAGTTGTGTCCACAACACAGAAGCATATGTGATTGGTGAGGTGGTTGACAACTCTTGACAAGAGTGTTATAGTATATCTGTTGGACGCAACACAAGGAGTGACTGAATAAACTTTCTGGCATCTAGCTGGTTAAGGTGAT